GCAATATACTGATAGAAAATGGAATAATCTTTTTGGTTCGATTGACTTTTCAGAATTTAATGTTGAAAAGGATATAACAGAACAGAAAATACTTTTACGTCGTACTGGAGATAAAGAGGTTTATAAAGTGGCTGAAATTACGATCACTGTTAAGAAGTAATTTTGGAGGAATATCTAATATTTAATATATAATCAAAAATTACATTTAAGAATGGCTGATTTTCAAAACAGTGGGCTTAACTCAGCAGTAGAAAATAGAGGATTATTTAGTAGAATTCTAAGAACACTTTCCAATTATGGAATGAATTATGATGATATGATCATCCGAAATCAAGTAGGTATTGGTATTAATGAGGACCCTTATTCTGCACAAGGAAACTCTATGTATGATTTTTTCTCACAAAGAGCCGTTGCTTCTGTTTTAAATAGAAAATCAATTCCTTATTTAGATAAAGCTTATGCTGATAAAAGAAGAATACTAAGAGAATATTCTATAAAAGATGAGATCAGAGACTTTGTTTCTTCTATATCGGATGAAACAATCGTTTATAACGATGAGCGTGATTTTTGTTCACCTAGACCTCTACCAAATGATTATCCACAAGAGATACAAGATAAATATCAAGAGTTTTTTGAGAAGATTTATAACAAATTTGGATTCTCTGATAATATCACAGCTTGGTCAACAATGAGAGATTTCTTGATTGATGGATATATCGCTATGGAGTTTATTTATGATGATAAAAAGAAAAATATTATTGGATTTAATAGATTAAGACCAGAAACATTAGTACCTGCTTATGAGCCAAATGTTGGACATCTTTGGATTCAGTTTCCAGAAGATCCACAATTGAGAAGAATTTTCTTAGATTCACAAATAGTATTTATTTCATATTCAACTCAAAATGATTACTCAGAAACCTCTTATGTTGAGGGTTTAATTAAGCCTTATAATCAATTAAAGATTCTTGAGCAAACAAGAATCATGTATAACGTTATTAATGCTACTATTTATCAAAAATTTACTATACCAGTAAAAGGACTCTCTAGACAAAGAGCCGAAGAACAAATAGGTCAATTAATTCAAGATTACTCAGAAGAAGTTGAATGGGATGATACTTTAGGAACACTATCTATTAATGGATCAAAACAATTACCTTACAATAAACAAATTTGGTTTCCTGAAGGAGATGCTGGAACACCTCAAATGGAATTAGTTGGTCCTCAGGGTCATGATTTAAATGATGAGACAATGCTTAAGTGGTTCCACCAAGCTCTTAAAAGATCATCTAAAATACCAATAACTAGATTTGAAGCTGAATCTGGTGGTGGTAACTTAATATCCGATGCTTCTGAGATGACAAGAGATGAGATTAAATTTCACAATTTTGTTATGAGATTGAGAACAAATTTTAAAGAACTTATAGTTAAACCGCTTAAATTACAAATGTTAATTGAGTTCCCTGAATTGAAAGATGATGAGGTCTTTATCAATTCTGTTGATATTATTTTCTATACTAATCAAATTTTTGAAGAGTGGAAAAAAATTAATACAATGGCTAAGAGAGCAGAAGCTATAACAACTCTTACTGGTATTATGAATGGTGAGAAGCCTTATTTCCATATTGAGTGGATTATGGATCATGTTTTCAAATTAACTCCTGAAGAAAAATCTGAGAATGAAAAATATTGGGCCAAAGATGCGGCTGGAGCTGGTGCTGGTGGTGCCGAAGGAGGTGCTGAAGGAGGTGCTGAAGGTGGAGACATGGGTGGTGAGGCTCCTGCTCCAGATGCTGGTGGTGAGTCTCCTGCTCCGGATGCTGGTGGTGAGACTCCAGATGCTGGCGGTGAGGCTCCTGCACCAGATGCTGGTGGTGATGCCGGCGGCGAATTTGAATTTTAATGAGTACAGTCGAATTTATAGAAAAATCTAAAATTATACATGGTGATAAATATGATTATAACCTAGTCCAGTATATAAATAGAGATATTAAAGTTAATATCATCTGTAAGTTTCATGGAAATTTTTTACAAAATAGTAGAGATCACTTAAGGGGTAGCGGTTGTAAAAAATGTGCAAGTTTAAAACTATCTGATAATTTCCTACAAGATTATAATTTTATAGAAAAATCTAAAATTATACATGGTGATAAATATGATTATAGTGATGTTGTTTATTTAGGTGCTAGTAAAAAAGTCAATATAATTTGTAATCAACATGGTTTATTTACACAAAAGGTTAATAACCATTTAACTGGACAGGGTTGTCCAGTTTGTGCTAATATTATCAGAGGAAATCACAGAAGAAAAAATAAAGAATTTATAGAAAGATCTAAACTAATACATGGTGATTTGTATAGATATGATAAAGTTAATTATATAACTAATAAAGATTTTGTTGATATAGATTGTAGATCACATGGTATTTTTAAACAATCACCAAATAACCATTTATCTGGTAATGGTTGTCCTAGGTGTAAAAACTCATATGGTGAGAGAAAGATATCTAATTATTTAGAATCTAATAGTATTAAATATCTAAGAGAGTTTAAGTTTGAACAATGTTTTTATAAAGATAAATTACCCTTTGACTTTTATCTGCCTGATTATAATTTATGTATAGAATTTAATGGAATTCAACATTATGAGCCAGTTGATTTCTTTGGTGGTGTTATCTCATATGAAAATCAATTGATTAGAGATTCTGTAAAGAATAAATATTGCTTAGATAATAAAATTAATCTATTGATTATAAAATATGATGAGGATATAGATTTTAAAATATCATCTATTTTAAAATCTCTCGAATTTTTTTAGATTTCTAATTATTAAGAATATCTAAATCAAAATCAGTTAAAGAATCTATTCCACGTTCTATTATTTTATCAAGAACATCATCTTTAGTAGTCCAATCTGATTTATACTCTTTGATTAAGTTTAATATATCATTTTCCACAGATCTTTTAAATTCATTTTTAAATTTTATTTTAAATGAATAATCAAAGAGTACTTCTTTAGTTAGATCTAATATTCTAAATTGTATAGAATATTTATTAAACACGGATTCTAATTCTAATAAATAGTATTTATCAGATATTATAAACATGGATTCATTTCCTAAATCATTGGTGTATTCCACCATTGAAATTAATTTATATAATTTATCAATAACCTCTACTTCGGTATTTGACATATTCATTATTATCTCATCAATTTCAAATTGCTTACTATTTGTTATAATATTATAGAATTTCATACTAATTCATTTATAAAGTAAAAACCAATTACTTGTCCTTCTATATCTTTATTTTGATAGAGTTTTAAATCAATATCTGAATTTATATTATTTTCAAGTGTTTTTCCAGACCCTGTACTTAATTTACTATAATAAACAATAAGATTTAAAACTTTATTGTTTATTATAGTAAATTTCATTTTTGTAATAGCTGCACCTGCATTTCTTAGTAAGGAATCAATATTATCATTTTTATTATATAAACTGATATAAAGAACACTGTGATTATTTAAAAACTCAATTTCAAATTCAATTTTCTTACTATCTTCAAGTATTTGATTTAGATTTATTTCCCTTTTATATTCCTTCCAAGTACTATATCTAGAAAGTAATTTTTCATACTCTTCTATTTTACCTGGTAATTCAACCTTAACTTCAAATGATTTACTCATTAAAATAAATTAAAGTCTATTTTCTTTTTTTCTAAATCCACAGAATGTACAACAACTTTTACTGGATCTCCTAATCTGATTTTATTTCCCACTTCATCTGTAATTGTGTAGTTTTCTAAATCAACTTTTACTTTACCTATTGTTTGATATCTGATCATACCTTCACATTTACTTTCGGTTAATTCAACATACATACCCCAATCACTTACTCCTGAGACAATACCATCATAAACTATTCCAATTTTATCTTGTAAATACTCAGCTTGTTTATATTTAATAGAATCTCTTTGTGCGCGGGAAGCTACGACTTCTCTTTGAGAGATGTGTTTACATATCTCCTCTAGTTTATTTTTATCTATTTTCATACTTTTTATATAGAGGGAGAGGATAAAGTTTAATATATAATGTAAGACAAAAAATAAAATTACAAAATGAAAAAGGATAGATCAGTAACAATTAGATTAAATTCAGAAGTCTATGATAAAATGGTGGAATTAGCTATAGAAAAGACCATTAGAGAAAAAAGAATAGTTAAAGTTTCGGAGATAATAAGAGAAAAATTAGAAAAATAACATTATGAATGGTGATGAATTTATAAGAAGATCAAAATTAAAACATGGGGATAAATATGATTATTCTAAATCTATCTATACTAGATCGAGTGATAAGATAGTTATAATATGTAAAGAACATGGAGATTTTAATCAAACTGCTAAACAACATATAAGGGGTAGTGGTTGTAGGATGTGTTCAATTGATAGAAAAAGAGGAACTAAAGAATCATTTATAGAAAAGTCAATATTAATACATGGTGATATATATGATTACACTAAAGTTGAATATGTGAGAAACACTACTAAGGTTAATATAATATGTAAATATCATGGTTCGTTCTTCCAAACACCGGGTAACCACATATCAGGTCATAAATGTATATATTGTGTTGGTCTTAATAAAAAGTCCAATATCGACTTTTTAAATGAGTTAAAGTTTGTTCATGGTGATAGATATGACTATTCGATGGTTAATTATGTCAATAATATATCAAATATCGATATAATATGTAGAGAACATGGTATATTTTCACAGAAGG